GCGTACATGAGCATACGCGTACATGAGCATACGCGTACATGAGCATACGCGTACATGAGCATACGCGTACATGAGCATACGCGTACATGAGCATACGCGTACATGAGCATACGCGTACATGCCTGTGCCTGTCCGAGCGCAAGCGAGCCCATGTACCCCAAATATCATCAACTTCACAGGGGAAATTTGACCAAATTTGTCGCCTAAACGACATTTTTCGCGTTTTTGAAAATTTTTTTGAAAAAAGTTGCCAAAAAATTTGGTGGTTTCACGGAAACGTTGTATCTTTGCAGCTCAAATTCTTATTATGCAGAATAACAGTCTAAAGGTTAACCGCTCCGTAGCGTCGGCAATGGCCGGGTGCATGTGGTACAGAGCTCTCTGTTTTGTCCGGTCCAGATTTAAGGATGGTAAGCAAGTCCACTCCAAGATTGTGGAAGTTCTTTCCGAACATTACGGAACAACCCAGATTACCAACATCATCGATGCTTGGTATTCCAATGGTGTTGCGCGTGATTTCTCAGTTCGTGTTGCCGGAGCGTTTACCGGCGACCCTGTCATATATTTTGCAGACCCGTCAAAGATTAGGATGGCGGGTATCACCGACAAAGAACTAAAGCAGCATCTAACAGGTTTTTGTCGGACAAAAGACACGGCAACATTACAATTTCCGTTGTGTTTGGCCCCCAAACCGTTTAAGGCTCTTATCGTTTTGAGCGTGATCCAGTCCAAGGTACGATCTTTCACAAGCAGGCAGTCCGTAGTTGTCGATTACGACTTTACGGACGGCTGTGTACGGTACATCAGAAAAAACAGATTATCTCCCGAAAGTTCATCGCGGGAGATTCTTGCCGCACAGAAGCAGGTGAAAAAGGCACTGTCCGGTGCAGGAAGCGCACTTGAAGTAGCAGAAGTGCATATTTCTCAGCGCTTCATAGCAGGTGTGACCGGGTTCTCACAAGGGCGAATAGGTAGTTATATCTCATTTTTGAAAGATGAGGGCTTGCTTGGGGTTGAAACAAGGGCTGTCGTAATATCCGAAAAAAAAGAGGGTAGCGGCAGTGCCGTGTCTTCTTTTTGTGACGTCATGGCGGATCTTAGACCCTGCGATAAAGCGAGGTTGTCCTTTTGCGTTACCTCTGCGAAAAAATCTTTTTTGGGTAGATATGATGTGGTCGATTACGCTGCGAAGGAGCTTGAGGATCTAAGCGACAACTGTTGTGTGAATTATGCTATTTTCACAACCACTTATCTTGTGCCAATCACTAAGGTAGAAAAATCAAAAGCAAAACCTGCTGATGTGTGTGTTTTACCATATCCATCAAAAAAACGCAGGAATTACCGTAAAATTCTTGCATAAGCCAAGAAAAAATATTATTTTACGCTTATTATGCAGGAAACAGACTGGACATTACTCTGTACAAGGGTCGCAGAAAGACTTGGTTTGACTCAAGATGATGTAGAAGCACATATTCTTGCGTATGCCGAGACACTAAAGCACAGGATGCAGTACCCAACAAAAGTTGAACTTGATTTTTTTAGGGTAGGGTATCTCAGGATAAGCCGTTTCAAATGTGATCGGGCCGTCAAGGCTTATCGAACAAGGCTTGAGTGGGAGCTCGACTACCTAAAAAAAATTCCAGAATCCGATTCCCTAAAGAAGACGACGTCTACGCTTAAATCCCAGATCGAAGAGGCGACTAAAGCAGCCACAATCGCCGATGATGCCTTTGGCATACCAAGGCGAGGAGTTGGGCCAGAAAAGCCGCTGCTCAAATCCATCATAAAAAACGGGCGTATTGCCCAAAAATTACAAAGAAATGGGAAGAAGAAAAAGACTGGTTAAAACTTTTGCAGGACGTTATTACAAACTTGAAAAAGTTACCACATCCCCCGGAGGCAAGAGGTTCAACAACGGACCTTCGGTAGGTGTAAGGGGATTTGTCCCGTTTGTGGACGATGTTTCGTTGGACGAAATCAAAGATTACTTGGGTATTCAGTCAACTTCGGTCACTTTGCCCACCCAAGTAGCCTCTGTATTTGGTAGTTTCGCCTCGAACAATTTCGGGGATGAGTATTTCTTTTTCAACATGAAAGACGTACTTGGGCCTGACGTCGATTCTTGGGACATGTTCGGTAATGTTGACCAGTTGCTGCTCAGGATGACAGCGTTGTATGACCGGATACAGGCCAAAAAACATGGGAAAAAACAAACGACAACTGTCCACCAGTTTGTCGAAAAAATACAAAAAGAAGAAATAGTATACGCTTAAATATGGAAAACGCGAATAGGAGCGCCGCAGTAATCACGATAGAATGCTCTCTCCTCAAGTTCCTTTGCTGGCAAATAGGCTTCATCGTTTGTGATGCCGAGCTCACCTACACGGAGCGCAAACTCCTATCCTACCTCTTTTTGCACCCCGTAGCAAAGGACGAAAAAACTGCCGCACAGTCGGCCCAGACGGCTGTGATGAATTTTTATCTTGACGGGCACTCCAAATCCGTCCAAAGCATAATGCAATATCTGGTAAATCTGGAAAAGATTGGGCTTGTAGTTAGTCAAAAAGCGAACAGAAGGCGCACCTACGCACTCCTACCAAGTCTTAATGACAGCCTAACGACTGATTTCGGCGCTTTATCTGTTCAATTCAGACACAATGAAAACTAAGGTAATTGCCACAATTATTAAGAAGTTACCGTCCTTGGTAGGATTCTTGTTCAGGAAGTATATCTTGAAGCGCCCGTCCAAGGAAGTGACAATTGATTCTATCAACAATTTTGTAGCAGCCATAGAAAACAAGGTCGAGGCTGATCCTTGGTTGGAGGAACAAGTTCAATTGCGTATCTCGCTTGTGTTCGATAAATCTCCAGCTTGCATAGAATCCGGTAGGTGCGTAAATTGTGGCTGCGACATACCGGATAAATTTTATGAGCCGAAAGGGTGTGATTACGGGTGTTACGGAGATTTACCGGAGCGCTCGCAAAAACCATCAGAAAAGTGATGTACATGCAAACAACTAAAGTAGAAAATATCGAGCTGACTGCTGAAGTAGCACAGCTTGTGGCGGTCGAACTGACCAACGATACCGATGCACCAAAAAAACTGACCTTTGAGTCACACTGCGGGTGTACGGTCCCTAAATCAGATGTGGAAATTGCGCCAAAAAAGTCCACCAATGCTGAGTTTACCATCACAAAACGCAAGGCTGGCGATTTCAGCCAAACTGTGACTGTTTATGAGGTGAGAGGCGCAGAAAAGTTTCAGGTGGGCTCAATCTCGTTCAGTGGTACCGTACAATGAAAATATTCGACATCAGCAAAGGCACGGTCGTCATAAACGAGAACGTGCTTACCATACCGTTTCTATCAAAGCTTGTTGAGCGGTTTCCAGACTCCAAACTAAAGGTACTGTCCTACATACACTTCTCGACTTTTATCGATTCCGATAATCCATACGGCAATATGGACGAGAGCACAAGACAGGCGAGGTTAAAGCGGGATTTTCCTACCGTACCCCACGATGACCCTGATATAAAGGTCGCCATAGGTAGGATAGAAGAGATGTACGAAACGCCTGCCGATAGGTTACGGGCTGCCACACAAAATTCGGTGGATATTTTGGCCAAGAATATGATTACGATGGCCAACAATGCTGTACTTGGCGATGTGAAGGACTTTAAGGGTGCCGTTGATGTCATACGCACCGCCGGCGACATGGCAGAAGCGCTGAAGCAAGTCACGGAAACAGCCAAGACACAAAAATCAAATATCAAAATAGCGTATGACCAACGAAAACGATCAAAAACGGATTGATGTCGACCGATTGGATGCGGTTTGTGTTAGGATGCTTGCTCTTGAGCAGCGAGCGCTTGCGCTTTCGCTCAAGTTGGCTGCCATACGCGCAAAAATGTTTCTGCTTGACAATCTTTACGAACAGAACACTTTAAATTCCGCATGGTACCCTTAGATATATGGGCGCGAAAGCTTTGGATCGTTGATTCCGCCAATGGTAAAGAGCGCAGCATCCTGTTCGAGTCCATTAGAGAGAAGCTTGAGTATGTTGAACACACAAAAGCGCTTCCGGGAGACTTTGGCTTTGACGAGCGTGTCAAATTCTTTAACAGACAAGCGGCCAACTTCGAGGAGTACGGTGTGTATTGCGAGTACGTGGACGGAACACAGGAGTGGGACGATTTTTGGGACCACGAAAAAGAGCTGAGTTACACCGGCCTTATGATAGATAATGATTTCTATACCACAGGGGATCACTACTTCTATCTTAACTATGCGTCCATAAACGATAAGGTTAAGGGTAAGTTTTCTTTACCAAGGTTTCAAGATCTTGATGTGTGGGCCTATAATTGCGTGGAGGAAACGATCGCCGCCGAGGAGTTTTTATCAATTTTAAAGGCCCGTCAGACCGGTTTCAGTTTGAAATTCATCGCAAGGCTCATCAAGAGGATGTACTTCGAGGAGGCTTTCATGGGTAGAATCGCGGCTTACGAAGAGAAGTACGTGGATATTGCGTTTTCGCAGATTATGACGCCTTACAGAAAGCACCTGAACGAGCACACAGCTTGGATAAGACATTTCCAGCCGTCCGATGCCAAGATCTTTTGGAAGCAGGGCTTTAAAAACGGGCGTGGGGACTACGATGGGGATTTGTCCGAGATAAGGGGAGTCACCACTAAGGTAAATCCTTCCGCTGTTGTCGCCGGTCCTGTTTCCGAAGCCGTTTACGATGAGGCCGGTTTATCCTTGAATCTGATAAAGAGCCACGGGTTTGTGGTTCCGGCAATGAAATTTGGCGATCAGAAAACCGGCAATTTTTTCATGCTGGGGGCAGCAGGCGAGGCCAAGGAATCCGGTGATCTTGTAGAGATCATAAAAAATCCGGCACTGTATCGTTGTAAGGTGTTTAACGTGCCTTCTTGGTCACGTGAAGGCATTGTTGGAACCGGCATGTTTGTTCCGTACTATTATTCTTACGGAAGTTGTATCGACGCTTTTGGAAACTCCTTGATAGAAAAAGCCAAGGAGCACTACAAAAGAGATGCGGAGCTTGAAAAGCAGAAAAGCCCACAAGACTACGCGATTTTCAAGGCGCAGTTCCCGGAGTTCATAGAAGACGCCACCACTGCCGCTGGTGAAGGCAGATTTCCGAATGTTGACGAGATCATGCTACAAATTGACCGTGTCAAAAATATTTTGCGTGCGCCGGCCTTGGTGAAGTTGGATTATGACCGAAACGGAAAAGTATACCACAGTTTTCTGGGGGCAGGCAAGCCTGTCCGAAAGAAATCATTTGGGAAAAAGAACCTAAGCGAGCGAATCGGCGCGATCGAAGTGGTAGAGTTCCCCGCCGCGAACCCCGAACAAGGGCTGTACTATGTTGGGATTGACCCAATCCGCGCCGTGAAGTCTGTTGACCCAAAAGCGTCTTTGATGGCAGTTTATGTCTATAAAGCAAAGCACATGGTTGACGGTGAGTTTGGCGGTGACGAGCTTGCGGCTTGGTATTATGGTAGGCACGACGATTATTTGGAGACGTTCAAGGTGGCCAAGATGATGATCCAATGGTACAATGCGCGGGCCGCGATTGAGAACGATCAGATTTCTTTCATAGAATGGCTCCAAAAAGAGCAAATGCAGGGGCAGGTGCATATTATGCGGCGTTCCGAGATGCCTTTCTTGGCCGATTTGGTCATAAAGTCAACCATCGACAATTCAGAATATGGGTTCAGGACAGGCGCAGGTCCTGTTAAGGGGTACATAGAGGAGGTCATATCCGAGTACATATCGGAAGTGATCGCCACAAAAACGGTAGGCGAAGAAGAAGTACCGGTTTATGGCGTCACCCGGATAAGGGACATAATGCTTCTTGAGGATATGGTATCGAACGGACCGTTGTCAGATCGTCTGATCGCATTCGGCGCAGCACTGATGGTGGCCCGAGCAAACACGAACAGGGGCGTTATGGCAAGAAAAAAGGCTCCGCCACCGTCGCAAGTGAAAACAGAAATCGGTCGGACAGCCGAATCAAATTACCAACAAAAAACCAAAACTCGCTCCCCTATGGCAAGGAGGACGGTCAGAAGCCCGTTTTTACGATGAACACAGTCAACACACTGATTGGGCCCATACATTACCCTAACCGCAGGGGCAAAAGGATGGACCCCGCCATCAAGGTCATACTCTCCGAAAAGGAGAAATTTGACGACGAGATGGCCCTCATAAAGGAGCGGTTTAATTTCCTTGAAACAACAGGATGGGTACAAGTCGAGGCCAAACAGCAGCGGTACCGAAAGCTGTACGACCACGCTTTCTCTCGGATAGATCCAGAGGATTATGTGAAGACCGAAGAGATCCTCAAAGATCTGACAGGTAAATCACTGCCGGATTTGCACTTGATGAACCTGAAATATTACCCGATCATACCCCTGATTTACAACGCCATTATGGCCGCGAGGGGGCAAATGTATGTAAAGTACAGCGCCTCCGCTGTCAATCCAGAGGCCACTTCAGATTTGCTAAAGCGGCTGGACGAACAACTTCGATCCGTTCTCATCCAAAACCTGATGGCCCTTTTCATGTCGGAAAACGAAGGCTTGGAGCCTGACGTGGCAAAGCAGAGGATGCAAATGATAGCAGAGGGGGAGGAAGCCAAGAAAATCAATGCGAAAACGTACAGGTCGACCGTAGAGGAATGGGCGGTACACAGGATGAATGTGGAGGACATGGCTTTTTCCATGAAACAATTGGAGCAGCAGGTCCTGAGCCAGTTGATCGTGACCGGCGACCCTGTGGTACATATAGACCATAAAGGGGATTATTACAGGCCAGAGGTCATCAACGAGGCAAACTCGTTTTGGCTCAAAAGCGACAAGTCCGACGACTACTCCGAAAGCGAGTATTTTGGATGGTTTGAAGACCTTACTTTTTCAGACATCCTAAACCGGTTTTCTTCCGATCTTGATGTCGAAGAAATCGAAGCTATGGCCGATGGTACAACGCTGGCCAACAGTTCCCTCGCGTACAACTATTCCGGCCAGTACTTTTCAAAAGGGCAGCGACTTGCCGAAGTCAGGCAAAATTTGAATTTTTTCAGAAGTCTCCAGTCCAAGTACGGGATGGATTCCGATTTTACCGGAAATTTCTGGAAGCTGACCACGATTTATTTTTACGTACCCCGAAAAATAGGGATTCTTACCGCTGTGGTAGATGGCAACAAAGTTGTTGATATTGTGGACGAACGTGCAAAAGTAATGGTACCTCCCATTTACCGCAAGGGAAAGCCAAAAACGGAAGAGAACCTGATTGCCGGTGAACATATAAAGTGGACCTATATAAACGAGCTCTGGCGGGGCCGGAAAGTAAGCCCAAACATAGGCAGCGGAAATTGGAGCGGAATTGTTTCAAAGCTGAACGAGCTTGGGGACAAGATAGAAGACTCTGAGATTTGGGTGGAGCTTGGTAAATGCGAAATCCAGCATAACGACCCTTATTTGAGGTATTCCGTTCGCATACCGGTCCACGGAGGTTCACCATCCTCTACTTTTGGGCATATAGACTCTCTACTTGAAAGGGCCGTGCCTTGGCAGATAGATTTCAACTGGTTGCAGAACAGAAGGACGCAAATCGCGCAATCTGATCTTGGCAAGTTTTTGATGTTGCCGGAGACCCTGATACCGCAGGATAATCTGTACGAAGCCGATGGCAAGGACAAGCTGGTCGATTTTGGCGAGACCGCACGCGATGTGGGTATCGTTGGAACCGCAAACCCGGCCACGGCAAACGGTGCCGGTATAGTGGCCCAGCAGGGCTATGGGCAGGTCGTCGATCTGAACAGGATGGACGAGATGACAAAAATAATGCAGCTTGCTGCTGCTATGGCCCGAGAATGCTTTGCGGCTGTCGGGTTGACGCCGGAATATGTCCTTGGAAACATTGCGCCGACGCAGAGCGCGGTTACTGCCGGCATGGGGCAGCAAAGGGTTTCGTCGCAGCTTGTGACGTTGTTTGACAGGCTCGATTCCATTATGCAGAAGGTCCGAACGACCATGATCCAGACGGCCAAACACATTGCGAGCACCAACCCGAGCGTACAGATCTCTTACATGACAGGCCCGGACCAGCGCCAAGTGTTCACATCATCGACCGATGATTTTTCTTTGGCGGATTTGGCAATATTCGCGTCTTCCAATGCCGCCGATGTGTCGGTGATGGAGAGGATCAGACAGTATGTTGCATCTAACAACACAATGGGGGCTGACTCCCTTGAGTTGTCGTATCTTATGACTTTTAAGACTCTACCCGAGTTATTCTCGAAGCTGAGAGACCTCCGGGCAGAAAAAGAGTCGAACGAAGCCAAGAAGTACCAACAGGAAATGGCGCTCGCGCAAGAACGTACACGAGGTATGATCGAGCAAGAACGCATGAAGCTCCAGCAAGAAGCCGAGCAAAAAGAACTTGACCGACGTGCGGACCTCATGGGCAAGCAGATAATAGCCCTCGGGTACTCCGACGGGTCCACAAACGAGGTCTTGTCCAGTCTGCTGAAGTTAAAAGAAGCCGACTCCGACCAAAGGCGCCTTTACGATCAGATGGAACGGGACGCAAGGGCAGATTCAAATAAAATGAGTGCGGAAAGCGCCAGACACAATTTGAATCTTGACAACTCGTTGTTCCGAAGACAGATCGAACTCAAGAAACTGAGCCAAAAAGATCGTGAGTTACAAATCGCTGCCGAAAGGGTAAAGGCGACTTCACAAAGAACAAAAGCGATAGATTAACAAAATAACCATATCCAAAAATAAAGTGGCCAAATCAGGCCAATAAATTTGGAAATAAAACAGAAAAATCGTATTTTAAATGCAGATTCAACTCAACAGACCTGCCCCGGTTGTAGGTACGGTCGGTATCGAGGCGCACCAGACAAAAAGCCCCGATGAAAAAATGCTAAAGGCTGTCGCGGAAAAGTACTTTGGGGAAGAAAGCGACGATGATACCGTTCCCGCAAGCAGGGTCACTGACCCGCCAGCAAAGGCAAAACCTGCTCAACCTGCCCGGAAGGCCGGTTCGTACTTCCTTGGCGATACCGATGAGGGTGAGTTGGAAGACTTGGAAGACTTGGAAGACGGGCCTGAGAAAAAAACATTAAAGCAGGCAGCGCCCGCACAGTCTACGGTGAATGACGACGATTCTGAGACTGATGACGATGAGGCCGTAGATTTTGCCAACATCGCAAACTTGCTTGCCGAGAAGGACTTTATCGTTGAAAAACCAGAAGGCTTTGACGACGAAGACTTCAACGAGACGTCTTTTTTGACGTTACTTGAGCACAATATAAAAAGGTTCAAGGAAGAAGCATTCGCGGAAGGGGAAAGGGCTTTGCAGGATTACTTCCAGAGCTCACTTGATCCAAGGTTGATCGAGGCCATCAATTTCCAGACCGCAAACCCAAACTTGTCACCCGAAGAGGTCACAAGGTACCTTGACAGTCTTGTTTACCAAGCGGCGGTCGACGAGTTCGATCCGAGCCAAGAGCAAGACGCTGTTGCGATTATACGAGATTACAACCTGTTGCATCAAACTCCGACCGACGAGGTCGAAGACGAGATCAATCAGCTGAAGGAATCTGGTACCCTTACAAAGGAGGCGAAGCGTTTGCTCCCGAAGCTCAAGCGGGAACTTGCGGCAAAGAAGGAAGCCGAAGCCGCAGCCGTGACGGAACGTGTACAGCAGGAGAAAGCGGCAAGGCAACGGGTCGTAAGGAAAGCACAGGAACTTGTCCAATCTAACGACCTTTTTGGTGTTCCGTTGAGCAAGCAGGATGTTTCTTTCTTACTCGGCGGCTTGAGTTACGATCAGGCGGACATCGTCCTGCCCGGTGGCGTTAGCGCAAAAGGAGATTACGCAACGCACTTGGTACAAAAAAACATGACATCCGAAGCCGGCATCAAGAGACTGATGTTGGCCATGATGATATTGAACGGACAGGAAGAGAAAATCCTATTATCGTTCAAGGCGAAAGCCACCAATTCTGAAGTCAGGAAGATGGTGGAACACAAGAATGGGCTGCCAAAATTCGGGCAGCCGAAACAAAAAACTAATAAACCGCCGCAGCAGAACCCGCTATTGGCGGGACTGTTTAAACAATGAGTCAACTGCCAATCCTACAAAACGGAGTATTTCTGCGCGAAACGACGTATGACACCACAAGCCACGTCGCGCAAAGTTCGGCGTTTTCGCTCCTTAACGGGGAAAAATCGCCAGCCACGGACCTTGGTGTCATATCTCTGTTCGCCAACCGTGGGTTCTTGCCCACAAATGTCGATACCATTAGTTTCCGAACCGATCGCATGGTTCTCGACTCGAAAGAGTTCACATGGGGCGTTCCTACCGGTTCACGCACTTTCAACGTTGTGGATGTCATTACAGAAGGTGCCGACCTCGGAAGGGCAGGCGAGACTTTCCAAGTATTGATGTCGCACAAACAATACGACATTAACTGGGTATTGTCATCCAATCCCGCGCTCCCTTATGCGCTTGCGGTGGTGGAAAACCCGATCCCTTACGGCGAGCACTACATTTACACTTTCAAGTGTATCCATGCTAATAACATGGATTATGGGTACCCGCGAGAGTTGTTGACAAAAGGATCGCCATTGTTTGGGATCAGGACACTCGATTCCGAGTACAACCGCAACTATTCGAGCCTACCTACCATCCAAGGTGGCTCCCGCAAGTACATGACGTATGTCGGCAACACAAAGCAACAACTCCATTACACCGTAACCCGGGATGGTGCCATGTTGCATGTCGGCGACAAGACGAAGAAAATGATGGATGACCATTTAAAAGTCATCGAATCTTACGTGTTCAGGCCCGGTTCTCTTGGGTACGATTTTCAAAATCTATCGCCTGAAGAGCGCATGAACAACTTCGGCACCACCGATGTTATGAACGCATACATGTCGATGTCACGGACAAACGGCGTCGCAAAAACCCGTTTTGCCAACGACACCGTACTAAGCGCTTGGGTGCCACGGATTGAGGCGATCGCAATGGCCACGTTGAAAAACATGGTCAACACATCCGCATTTTACAATGCTGGAGGGCAACTCAACATCGACGGTGTGAGCAACACGGGCGCCAGTACGCTCGGCCTATACCACCAAATGATGCTTGGGAACACGCAGGATTTCAACATCCAGCATTTCACGATCGAAATGATGGAGGCAGCCATTACGACCCGTCTCGCAGGGCGTGTCCAAGCGGATCCGCTCGGCAATCCTCCTATTATTTCTATCAAAACCGGGCGCGGCGGCATTTCGATGGTTCAAGCAGCACTTGATAACCAAGTTTCCCGCAAAGGTCAAATTTGGAACGCAGAACCTTACGTGCAAAATCTGCAAGGTTCTGTCAATACGCTGTTCTACAACACCCCGGCGTTCACACACTACAAGATGCGCAACAACATGGCCATCTTGAGGTTTGAGTACGATCCCGCATTGGATCCGATGGATGCCAACCCGCTTGTAAACCCGACGGTCACTATGACGAACGGTGTGAGCGGCAACAGGTTGTCGTCCTACATGTTCTTCATCGAGAGCCTCGATGCCAACTTGGGAGGATCGAACGTTAAGGAAGTGGTGTACGGTCCAGAGTCGGAAATTTGGGGCATGTACGAAAATGGGCGCTTGGCATATCCCGGAAGCAATTCCAACGGCATGATGCACGGTGGCAATCCCAATAACCCGGGGTATTCGGTACACTTCTTCCTTGCGGACAACGCATATTGGTTGGAAGATCCAACCAAGAGCTTGGTGTTCCGCCCGATTAACCCAATCACGGGTAAACCTATTTTTGTACATCATTTTAACAGGAAGTAATGGTAGCAGCGATCAAACAAGCGCGGGACACACGAACCCCTCGAATGGGGTTCGAGGAATTGGGTATGACTTGTGCGCCCGGAGCGGTGACAAGCGTGCCTATCCCTTACACTAACAAAGGTTGGCAGCACGGGCTGGACGACGAGCAGAAACGGCAGGTCGAACGGCATTTTAACAGGAGCTTCTCCAATCGGGCAGACGACGTCTTCTGGGCCGCGATGACATTTGATGTCCCCAATGATGGTGACAACATAGACATGTCGGACCCTGAACAGGTCTTGAAGGTGTCCGTTTTGAAGCAACTTGGACACCTCACAACCGATCCAGCAAATCAGGTCGGTTATAAATTCATTTTGTTCAACCAAGCAGCCGATGATGCCGCGAGGGCGACGAACGCGAGGCAGAAAGCAAAGGCCATCGCGCAACTTGATGACTTGGCGAAAGACGCGCCTTACATCGTTGCTTTGGCACGCATCATAAGCGGCCACACCAAAATCATTGATACGGTCGACGGTGCATTCGTGGTGCTATACGATTTTATCGAGGAAAGCGCCAAGAATGTCAAAGCTTTTTCCGAAAAGCTCGACCCGGCTATGGGCGGCGCCTTGCCAAAGGAAAGAGCGATCGTTATCTGTGTGGTGAGGGACGCCGTCAAGCGTTCCGTAATCAGCTTCGACCGCAACAACAACTGCTACACCAACAGGGCCCTATCTGGGTCGAATTACGGAAGGACCGAAGAAGACGTGGTATCGTTTTTGTTGCAAGACACCAACGTTGCCCACCTCGGGTTTGGTAACGATTCCGATGAGCCGTATGCTATCCGGCGCCAGTTGGCGACGGTGCAATTGTACTAATTAAACGCCCCAAGGGCACAAAAATCAATGGATCCAAGATTCAGTTTAGACACCGTGTTTCATGTTAGGTCAGTAGCCCCCGCCGGCTTGAGGCGTTGGCAGCTAAAGCGGCACCAAGTGGCGCTTATCGACCTCAGCACGAACCTCACGGTGCCCTCGGCCAAGCCGGGAAAAGACAAGGTGTACGAATTTGTGTGGGGGTCCCCCAATACCGGGCCCCAAGATAAGTTTGGAGACCAAAAGGGGGTCAAACTCCCCCACACCAGCCAAAAAATCACAGACGTCGAAAGCCTTGTGCTCTTCGATCAATCCGTCCGGGAAAGGAAGCCATTTATTGGCTATCTCGGCTATGATGGTAAAAACGACTGTGAAGGTTTGGCCTTCAAGTGCGGAACCAATTACACCCTTGATGTAACAATCAAAGGGGAACCTGTACGAAAAGTTTTCGGACAGAATGTGTATTTCGAGCAGATTCCGTTCAGCACTGGCTGTTGTGACGACTGTTCCGCAACAGCGACTGTGACAAGCGCATTGACAAAGATACGCGAAGCTTTTTATCAAGGCAATTACGCGCATAAATTTGTCGATCTCGACACGGTCATCAGCTGTTGTCCTGTTCCAGACCCATTCCCGAAAGTCGACTTTTTTGACTACTCGGTAAGCCTTTGTGACGGCGGGACGGACCTTGCTTTGGCGGATGTCCAAGCGTACTACCCTACTTTGGAAATCAAACGGAGTAAGTACGCCGATGGCATTTCCACCTACACTACCGAGTGCGTGTTGAGTGCCCCGGCCAACTATGTTGTCCGACTGACAAGCGAAACGGATTGTGGAGATTGTCCCGCTGGCTACACAAAAACGACCGCCGGTAAAAAGTATATCGTACAGATCGCCAACGCCGGTACGGGGACCAACGCCGCACAGTGGTTGACCGAAGTGCAGGCAGCCGGCGCCTTTAGCGTGGCCACCGCAGCGAACCGCATTGGGCGCACTGATACGACTTCTATCTATGAGGTCACGGTACCCGCCAACTTTGTTGAGCCTTCCACCGCGATCTCCAATACAACGTGGGCGTATGCTGGGCCAATTGAAGAGTATTGCCGGCAAACAACCGCAAGCACCTTCACATGGGCACAGACGGGCCAGTCCTATAAGATCACACGCAAGTTGTGCGCGACGATCAAAAACCCGGACTGTGAGGACAACACAACCGTATTGGCCGCTTTGACGAAGTTTTTTGCCACGGTTCCCAACATTGTAGCGAACTCGCTGGTAATGACAGGTACCAATGATTGCCTCAGCACGTATGAGGTAGAACAGTATAGCGATTGCGTAGTGGACGGGTGCGATACCGTAGGCGCAGACAAAGCCAAATTTGAAAGCCTTCCGTCTTGGGGAGGTGAAGTCTGGACGATGTGCGCTTGCGAAGGTTGGACCGTCGACGGTGACGGTTGCCCTGTACCGCCCGCGCCGGTAGACGACCCCAACTGCCGTGGTGGCCTTAAATTCACCGGAAAAGTTTTCGACGACGATTACATCGCATGTGTTACTTCCCCGCTGGACGCCAAACAAAACGAGGGGGTCACAGTCGAGGTATCGATTGGTGATCCAAGCTACTACGAAGGGTGTGTACGTCCGAAGGCCGTCTGGAAAGTTGTTCAGAACCCAACCCGCCTAAACGGCATCGGGTTCGAGTACGCGAAGATGGAAGCGGCTTCATTCAGGAACAAGAACATCTGCTACGTTGACCCCAACTCGCAAGATGGTAATTTGTTACTTGGTCGTTCCGGCGAAAAACCGTGGACTGTTGACTTGGAAAAGTTCTACCACCACATATCGCTGTACCACAAGTATCACAACGTACCGAACGCTGCATTCTTTGGTGACGCCGCAAGGCGCGAACAAGTGATGTTCGTAGTGGAGGCGGACAAGACGGAGCTGTTAAACCAAGTAAAATCGCTTGTAAATTCCTTGGCATCTGTACAGGGGATCACCGAGTTGGTATAATATTGATCGCTGGAGGGCCGGGGCACAAAATGGCGCAACGCTGTCGAAAGCTCCGGCCCATACCTTTCCAAAAAAATGAGCAACAAACCAAAATTATATTTAAACCCGGCCATGCTAACCTCGAAAGAGGCGGGCGGGTATCCTTTGCACACTTTTGTCAGGGCGGTCAATGTAGATTGTGGTCTCGAATGCACACCATCTTGCCCGGACGGTGACTGTCTACCAAGGACGAACAGGTCTGGCAAGGCGAAACAAAACAATGCTTCCCAAGCGCAGCTTTTGGCCGTCTTGCAAGTGCTTACAGATAGGATCGAACAGTTGGAGGGGCGTCTTGCCGCTTTTGAGCTGGTTGTGACGAGCGGTGCGGAAGAATCAGAGGATCAGTTGACCTAACGGCTAACAATACCCAAAAAAGCGAAGCTAAATGAAAATAAAGGCTGTACATCGGGAGTTTCTATACGGCCTCAACAAACTGGGGACGAACGCTATGCAATCTGTTGGGATTCCCCAGTTTGTCTCTTTAATTAACAAAGCCCAAATCCAATGGGCGGAGTCTTTTTTCCCTTCAAAGGAAATTAACCAAGTGATCTCCGACAGGCTTAACCCGCTTCTGACGGAAGAGGCCCCAAATCTGTCTTTTAAGGACAACCGGTACACATTCCCGATACCGGAAAACTACTTTCACTGGAGCAAATTCCACGCTTATACCAAGGAGTGCGACTCCGTTGTTTATGGGCGCTTTGTGGAAGAGGGTAATATAAATAAACTGATCCAAGGGGCATTCACCAAACCAAGTGCCGCGTGGGAGGAGGTCCTGTGTACCATTTTCGGGAACCGTGTGCGCGTGTACGTCGACGGGTTTTCGATCTCAAGACCAAATTTTTCATATTATCGCCTGCCGGCAGAGGTTGACATGGCAGGTTACACAAAAGAAGACGGATCCGTATCGTTCGACATAGACCTCGAATTTGAAGGTCAGAACGCTTACGAGATCATCGACATGGCCGTAAGGATATGCGCTGGTAACACCGGTGACATTCAGAGGCTGCAAACATCCCAGAAATAATGGCAAAGACTGTTTTGGGTTTCATACCCACCGTTTTGGACAATAGGTTCATCACGTTGATGGATACCTCCCAATACAATACGGATGTTCCAGTCACTTCCCCGATGTACAGGGTGTACATGTACAATTTTGATCGCTACGTCGACTTGTCCTATGTTCCGGGATCTGTGCTCCACGTCAACACGAACATACTGAAGCTCACAAACACACTCGATTTTGAGATGCTCGGGGATATTCCTTCCGGGCTGTACAAAATCGTACAAAGTGTTTGCCCGAACGACAAACTTTTCATCGAGAAGTACCTTTTCAACACGGCGCCTGCCCTTGACTGTTTGGCAGATCTGGTCGTGGAAAACAAATGTGATGACAGAAAGCTGTCAAAACTGTACAAAATAAAGGAAATTTTAGATTTGGTACAGTTTTTGACACAGAAAGGATGCGTCGAGGATGCTGTTGCTGCCTATAAAGTCGCCACCGACAAATTGGCAGCGGAAAAAGACGATTGTCCGTGCTAAAGCGGGCATAAAACATAATGCGGGGTAGCTCAGTTGGTAGAGTACCGGACTCATAATCCAGTGGTCGCAGGTTCAAGTCCTGCCCCCGCCACAACCTAAAAGCATCGACGCCAAAGCGTGCAGATGCTTTCTAAACCAAGAAACATGTGTGGATGTACAGCATCGGCTAACCAGCCAAGAAGCACAAACTCAAAAAATGGCACATCAAAGAACGTAAACCACGATGTTTGTGTTTTTGGCGAGGCGGCGCTTCGCAGTTTGCTGGCATACGAACTGACACCTCTTGAGGTGGCGGTAGTAAAGTCGCAGATAAACCTTCAAAATTCAAGGTGCAACGCCTATGAAAAACAGATCGAAGCTATACATGTACGTCTTGGCCTTGAAATACGGGCTGAAGACCATGTTGAAGCACCCTGAAAGCGCATATATGGCTGAGTGGGCTGAATACCACTCTTGCAAAAAAACCACAATCAAATGTCTCTGAAAACAGATATGGTCAGTGCATCCCAAGTTATAGATGTGCGGCCAACAAGTTGGGGGTGCCTAAACGTACCATGCACCGATCTAAACAGCACTATTAATGCTATTGTGGCGAAATTGTGCGAGGGAGAGCAGGACTACTCCAGTTTAGACTTCGGGTGTGTCGTGCCGGGAGAGACATTGTCGGAAGTTCTTCAAAACATCCTAAACGAAATTCAGTGCGGCGACGGAGGTGGTGGAAACCCGCCCGTCGTCCAGAACGCAACGGTAACAGGACTAACCCCATGCACCTCGGACAACTGGAACTGCGCCGAAGTAGATTCTTGTTTGACGTTCGACAACCCGTGCAATCCCGGAGAGGTTACTGTCAAGTTGGTCTTACAGGCTTTGATAAATCGGCTTGTAGCCTACGGTACCGTGATTAAATCACAGTGTGCTCAGCTGAGCAGCCTTCAGACCCAGATCAACACCTTATCCCTTGTAGTCACAAACATTCAATCGTCCTGCTGCCCATGAGTTGCAATACGTGTAATACGACACCGTGCGCACCAAAGCCGAAGCCTTGCGATCCCTGCGCCACAATGCTGTCAATGGCACCTATGGTAAGGTGTGATGATCCTGTCGGGTGCGATGATGGTTGCGAAGAGACGCTACCATGTAAGTGCGTGATCTACAAAGGCGACATACTACCGTCTTTGGACGTGATAGACGGTGACGATTTGTGTTCCGTGATTGTCAAGCTAAATTCTTTGGTCAGGGCGCTGCAAGAGGGTTCCGACACGTTGTTGCAGACTTTCAGGTTTCCGTGCATTGTGGACACGTCCCCTGTTTATGTCAGCTCTCTGAAAAAAGATGGGACATCGATCATATCCACTGCCACGACATTTGCCACGCCTGCTGCCCTTTTGACCTATTTACAGGCTCAGGTTGGCGGCGGCGGTTTCGCTTACAACAGCGCCGGTAAAAAATTTACAATAACGTCCATCGGACGTTGGGAGTTAAAACTCTCTTGCTCTCTTGCAAGTTAAGCCGAGCATCTAAATTGGTCAGGGGCTTGTATGCTCTTGACCAATTTTTAGTTTGTACCAAACAAAAACAAATATTTTTTTAAGATGGGAAGAAGGTCGGATTTTACGTTGAGGTGGACTGCCGGTGAGGATATGCCGATTTGCGACAAGGTGCTTCTCGCGTTCAGGGACGAACTTATTGCAGAGTGCTTGAAAAACGTACACGGGGTCAAGTTACCTATGGACCTTGGCATGTACAAGGTTGTTGGGCTCCATTTTCATCCGAAACGGGTCATGGGCGCCACACAGGGCGGAGTATTGAACTTAAACACAAACGGCCTTGTTTTTACCTTGAAATGGTTCTCGAAGGTACCGTCGGAAAAGGTCGACAGACCGTACCAAGAGTCGTTCAGGGAATCGGCTTGGTACTGCTACTACAACAACAGCAAGGCAAAGAAGGCTGTTTCCGCAATGGTTAAAAAGGGGGACTGGAAGCGGTTTCACGTCAAAGACGACAGAGGGCTATTCACCCGACCAGAGCACGATTACCTGAAAATAGGTAAAAAGCGCTGGGTAGCAAGCAGAATAAACAATTACAGGCGTAGAAAAAAGATAAATCCGCTATGACAATCAGAGACATCGTGGCGCGTATAAGGGGCGACCTTGTACAAGTCAGCGCAGATTCCGTGTTCACGGACAGGCACCTATTCAACGCGTTTTGGACGGCGTCGCGTCTCATACTGCAAAGGCACGCCGATGATGGTATCCCCATAAACGGAAAGTCGTTCAGGTCGATGGTACTGGACACAGAGGAGGTCAATAAGTTCGACGGAACCTGTGTACCGCTCCACTGTGCCGTTTGCAGGGCCAAAATAGGCAAACCGCTGATGGGCAAAAAAAGGGGGTTTATATATCACTTTGTCGGGTCCGTGGACTATTCGACGTTGTTTTCTGTCGTAACCCCTTACGAGTTTCCGATCAAGACGGCTATCAAGGGTGCCGGCAATTTCGCATATATAGACGGGGAGTACATCTACTTCTCCAAGTGCTTGCCATGTGTAAGGGTCGTCGCTTTGTTCGAGGAGTACGGAGGTGATTCCGATGCCGGCGGGTGCAGCGTCATGGACAACGAAATAGCTTTGGAGGATTTCCTCATTGAGGGTGCCGTCAGGATGGCAAAGGAAAACCTGATGCGGGCACCATACGACCACTCCGCAAATAAAAGTAGTAACCAATGAAATACACATCTACAAAGAGGGTGGAGAACGATGTGAAAAACATGCTCTCCAACTATTTTGCGGCCAATAAACTGGACGATTCTATTTTCCCAAGGGTCATCAGGACTTGCGTTGCGGATATGGGCCTCATGGTGCTCCCCACTAAATATGCGGCAGTCGAGATCAAAAATTGCCAAGGCGTTTTACCGGCTGACTTTTACAGGGTATGCAGGGTGGAAGCCAGCCGCCGCAAGAGGATAGTGGCTATGGACGGTAACATACGGACCGAACAGAAACACAGTTTTGAGCTGAATCTGTGCGAGACGGTTCACGATTCATGTACCGACGAGTGCGGCAACGCGTTCAAGATGGTACAGCATGTCGGGTACGATGTGTACGAGTGGCACGAATTTACGGCGCTTTTCCCAAGCGAAAAATGCAAAAAACTATGCTCTTCCGACTTTGTTTACCCTGAGCGCCGCAAAGAAAATGAGTTTGAGATTATCGACGACGACTTCGGCAAGGTAATCAGGACTACGATGGCGGACGGCGTTGTGTACGTGGAGTATCTCGGGGTGCTTGAGAGCGAAACCGAGTTCTATGTACCAGATCACCCCACGATCGAAAACTGGCTATATAGAGTGCTCATAAAGGAGTGCTTTCAGAAATTGTATTATTCCGGTGATGATGTGGTGCAACGACTTTCGGAGGCAAAGAGCGAGGCGCATGTTGCGACGGAAACAGCTCGCCAATTTTACTCCCGCAGTGGAAGAAAAGGGTACTACCGGATGGCACAGGCACTGGCGTCAAGAATGCAAAACCACACGAACTGGCTTAACACCAAGCGATGACACAAGATACATTTGTTGGCAAGTCGATAAACCTCGACTCGCACCCATCGCTTAGTGATGACAAGGCGTTGGTTTACATGCTTAACGGGGATACAACAGGTTTCCAAGGCAGTCAGCACGCACATTTCGTGCAGAATGTGGCGTCCAACGAGCTTTGTTTTTCCCCTCCAGACGGGTATGAACTGCTCGGGTCGGTAAAAATGAACAAGGACCAATTCACCTTGTTTTTCAAGACCCCGGTTTCGTCCGAGATCGGTATATTCGATGCGAGCAAGTGTGCGTACTTTTCCAAGGTGAACAACCCATGCCTTAACCTGCAAAGGGGAATAAAAGGCAGGTATAAAGTAAAATCAGGTTGCGATCTCAGACGTGTTTACTTTATAGAAGAGGAAGGACCGCTAAGATTTATAGATATTGACGAGTGTCTTCCCGTATCCAACCAAAACGACTGCACGGACTGCGAGAAAGACCTCCAGTTCGACTGCGAGAAGTTCAACCTTAACCGATGCGTAAGGTTCCCGAACATCAAGTTGTCAAAAACCTCTGGTAACATCCCGAACGGGGTCTACCAAATCGCCATAGCATTATCGGAAGACGGCCAGCGGTTTACCGACTACCACATATACCCAGAGACCATTTCCTTTTTTTCGCACGATCAAGGCGTCAACAGGTTCGGGATCGAAGTAGAGTTCCTCGACTGCCCGGAAGGGTCCGATCAGTACGAATTGGTGCTTATCGCGCACCGGGACGACAGGGGCACCCTTCCAGAAAGGATAGGATTTTTTCCGACCGCGCAGGACAAGGTGTATGTCACGGAACTGGATGACCAAAGGTATGTTCCCATCTCGCTTGATGTCCTCTTCTCAAAGATGCCCAAATACCAAGGCGCCGACCATATAGCCGTCAGCGACAACATGTTGGTACTTGGCGGCGCAAGGCAGCGCCAAGAGTTGAATTACCAGCCCCGGGCACGCCAAATAGCATCTAAATGGGTGGTAAAGCGTGTGCCTGCCAATGAAGCGAAGGACCATTACTCCTTTATGCGGTTCGAGACCTATGGGTTCACGATCAACGGTGTCTACTGCGACGGGTCAAGGACCAGAGAGTTCCACATACCTTCGGACGCGGAAAAAAAGATCAAGCAGATACCCGGAAAATGGGACCTTATAAACTCCACGGTGTCCAACTCAGACGTATACGAGTCCGGCGAACCATGCGGAGACGAGGAAACCGTAAAGTATTGGGAAATATACGACACCTCTGAGGTGACTTGCCACACACCGTTCGTCCCTACACCAAGGGGTACTTCCATGTGCGAGAGATGGTTGATAACCCTACAAGAGCCGGTGGGTGGTCCGTATACTTACTCTTTTACGGGTTGTGACGGATCAACACAGAACCTGAACGGGTCAAATCCGACGTTCGAGATTTGCACGCGTGACTTGGTATCGTTGACGGTATCTCCGAATGTGACCGTAAGGTTCACCTCGTTGATAAACTTTTGCGGCGACTACGAGGACACGGACCCACCGACCAGCGAGTGCCCCGGAGGCGATTGCGGAGAAGTGTTTATGAAGGGCGACTTTGCATTTTGGCAGAGCGCTTTGAAATATCCCGACAACCCGTGCGTGTGGGGACAAAGGACCGATCCAGAAGCGGATTACTACGATCCTTTCGGGTTGTCGTGCGAGTTCATAAGGTACCACAAGTTCCCGGACAACTGCACCACCCACGTCCACGACAACCTTGGGTGCGAGGATGCGGAACATGTCAACGTCCTCGGCGTGGAGTTCTCCAATATTCAACCTTTTTTAGATCTCAAAGGTGATGAGGTGAAGGATATTGTAGGTTACGAGATCAATGTGTACGACCGCAGGAACAACAAGTCTATCCTGCACAAGGGCATGATATACAACATGTGGGAAGAGTCCCTACCGGATTGTACCACTTCGTATTTCGCCAACTTTCCGTTCAATGATCTGAACGAGAACATATACCTTTCGAGAACAAGGGCAAGGTACCAAGGGCCGTTTAATTTTGGGGAGAGGGACTACACGCCGTTCAGTGCCTACGCGAGGGACAGATTCCAATATATTTCCCCTGACGTGTCCTACGAGAGGAACGACACGGGAGAGTTCCTGCGTCTATTCTCGGAGGAAAATGGGTTTATCGAGGGTAAATTCTCCCCGACCGAGGATTTTACGCCGGCTGTTATCTTGAGCGATCTGGCCTACGCCGCCATCTTGGCCGGGGCCGCATTGTCCATGCTGGATTTCACCCTTGGTCTTCCGCCGTCCATAACCATCAGCATGGACAAGTTTTTGGCGTTCATACGGACAGGCTTGGCCGCGCTCAACGAGACGCTGCCGGATGTCAATTACGCTATGAACTACATGGCCAAGACCGGTTATGAAGGATACAACTGCGAGAATCTGGTCCCCGGCAACACCCGGAGGAAGATCGAGTTTGCCCAGTACTTACTCCCGACCCGCATGTTCGCGGGTGGCGACAAGGTCAACAACTTCCAAAGAGAGTCTGGTCTCTTCCTGCGACTTGGCGACGAGCTGTTGGACCCGTTTACCCCGGAAAAATCGAGGTTTTTCTTACAGGACTTTGATTGTGCCGCCAGTTTCGGAAAGTGCCAAGACGTAGAGGGGCAGGTCCCAAGGACTTCCAGTTACTACTCGGGTGTGATGGTCAAAAAGAAGTCCCAATACGGGTACCCGGAAAGCAATATCTCACGGGCGATCAGCAAGGTTATCCCAATAGTATCAACATCAACGGGGCCCTTGTTCGGGGGTGACGTCAAGATCACCAAGCACCGTTATATTAGAAAGTTCCCGTTTTTTACAAACTTGGCGTTCGGGCTTCCGGCTGACACACCGTTCGAGACAAGCCCCTACACCAATGTAAACTTCCCAAGGTTTTGGTTGGACAACACGCAGACGGAAGACATGTTCAGCGTATTCTCCGGCCAAATTTCAAACGACGAGCGCAATCTTTTGCGTTCGGGCAAGTTGAGGAGGGTCGGGTGCGATGTTGAGAGCGGAAACTGCAATACCAATCTATTTTTTCGGATAGACGGTAAGTTTTTCACCCACGTGATCGGTGAGGCATCGTACTGGTGCGAATCGGAATATGTGGCCGATTTCCGTGAAAGAAACGAGATCCCCGAATCCGATATAGACAGGACCGATGAGCAAAAATCCCTTTACAGGACGGTGCAGCTCCCAGAGTTGTTTCTGTATGCTTCCCAGTTCCGGCATAGAGGTGTGTCCGTTCCGAAATTGCATTTCAGGCGGGATTTCGATTGTTGTAAACCTCCGGCAGTTTGTCAGGACAATACGGTGGTGTACTCAACTAAGCACGACCCTCTATCAAAAGGGGACGCTTGGCTGAAATTTCCGCCCGCAAACCTGCAACAGTACGACCTGAAGAACGGTAAAATGACCGGCATCGTGGAGATGAACGAACAGCAACTGTTGTTTTTCTTCGAGGACGCGGTCCTCACTTCGGTTCCCGACGCAACCATCCAAACCGATGGCGGAAGACTGTTCCTTGGAACGCCGGATCTTTTTGATCGCCAAGTCAGAAAATTGACCGACGATGCAAGCGGCTTCGGTGGTTGCCAAGACATCGATTCGGTCGTTGTAACTCGTTGGGGCGCTTATTGGTGGGACAGGGCACGCAGCAAGTTCGTACACTACGGTGACGGTCTCCGGGACAAAACAGGAACGATAAGGTCTTGGGCATTGAGCCACTTGCCCAAAACTTCCAAGATCATCGGAGGGTTCGACCCGTTCACGAACAAACTGTATTTTTCCGGTACGGGCAAAGGAGACTGGACGATCTCTTTCGATCCAGAAGCAGACGGGTTCCCGTCTTTCCATAGCTTCGTCCCACGGCTGTTCATGGCTTCGAGCAGTAACATGCTCACCGCCAAGGACAATTCCATTTGGGCGCACAACAGCGGTAAAGACTTCCAGACATATTATGGAAAACTTTATCCGTTTCATGTGGCATTTATATTGAAAGAGGGTATCAAGCCTGTAATTTTGCAAGATCTCGAAATAAACGCGGAATTTTTCAAAGCCGTCGGTTATGATTGCAAGGATTACGCCAAGGATTTCTTCGACAAAATCGTGGTGGCCACAAGGGACAAATCCACCGGGTTGCGTCCGGTACTGCTAAAGGATGTGAACAATCTCAACCACTACAATGTGCAGACGCGAACGGACATTGTAGAGGCCACCGAAGTCGAGGATTCGAGCTTTAGGTTGAACGGGTTTTCGGTCCTACAAACAAGCGAGTGCTTCTCGAACCTTGATTTTATGGCGATGAAATTCAGCGACGAGCGCAAATCCCCCACGTCCGTTACCACGGTGGACCAATCCCCGATGAGAGGAAAATTTTTCGTCGTGCATCTGATCGCCGACAGCACCGGAAGGAACAAGATCATCCTACAAAACGTGTTCGCCAACACGTTTACAAACATAAGATAATGGCATCCACACCACAACTGCTTGGGCCGTTCGACGCGATATGGGCAAGACTGCCCGACGACGACAGGACCACTTTCGCGGACATGTTCGTGTCGCAGTACGAAGCACAAAAAGCGAGAATGGATTGTTTTGCCCCGTTTGATTGCCAGTGGCAGACGGATTATTATGATTTTTTAACCCACGTCGTTGATACGGCGACCCCGTACTTGACGGCACCACCTGCACCATGACAAAGTGTAAAAAATTGGAGCTTGGCGGTTACTACCAAAAAGCTGTCGAAAGGGAGATTACCAAAACGGTAAAGGCCCAAAACGGGATGTTCGTTGGATATGAGGATCCGTATTTTGGGCTGGACGCAGGCATTAGGGCCATAAAATCGTTTGGCATAGGGTACGGCGGCAGCAGACTGTACCATGACCAAATCATGGCAAAGAAATACGATGACCCAGAAACGGCCCGCAGGGCTTCTATCGGATCGTCCCTATATTCCGCAGGGTTACAAGCGGCTGGGAGCCTGTTTACAAGCTTCGGCGAGGCTGCCGACCGGCGGAACGAGAATATGCGTATTGCACGTCGAAAGGCGGGCGAGTATAATCGCGTACCGTATTATGGCTATGAGTATGACTCATACGCCGACAACTCTTTCGGGAACGTGGCGTACAAAAACGGGGGCATGGTCGCAGGTAAGCCCAAGAAGCAGGGCAAAAAACCTACGGCCCGGGACCGGTACTTTGCTAATTTGTATGGCCGGCCACTGAAATGGCAAGGATTGTCCTAACGGTACTGTATCTGCTGCTATCAACTACTTTTACAAAAATGGAAGAACAAGAGGAGCCTGTCGAAGAGCAGGTTATATACGATTCAACACAGCCTGATGTTGAAGAGCCTGACGAGATCCCCATCAACGACGACGGTGACGGACCGGATCTATCTCGGTTCGCACCTACGTTCGGGAATGTGTCCCGTGCAAAGGAACCGGTACGCGAAGTCCAGATCGCGCTTGGGTTGCTCGGGAGCATGGGCATAAAACCGTCGTCCACGGTGGGCGGAGAGCACAACACGGGCTCCAAGCATTACCACGGGCACGCTTTCGACTTGGGGCTAAACACGTCCTTCGGGGGCGATGTTGAAAAAATGCGCAAGTTTATGTTGGAGTTTCCAAACCTCCAGCGCAAGTACCCGGTACTTGAACGACTCAAATTACGCGACGAAACCGCCAGACCGAAAGGCCAAAAAGTATGGTCTGGAGCCCATTTACACCTCGAACTTGACCATTAGATCATTAATGAATCTACAAAGCCAACTGGGCTACAAAACAGGCCCATTTCAGGATTCCCCAATCAATAACATCAAAGGGGGATCCATAACCATGCAGGGCGTCCCGTTCCCGGTCGTCGGTACCGACGGAAAAACCGTCAAAACGATGACGCCCGGGAACAATTACAAGTTCGGGGGCAACGTGACGGAAATGAAGGAATCGGACCTCGACCGCATGGAACCTGTTTTACTTGAAGCGCACCTAAAATCGCTTGTCCCGAAACAGCAAAAAAAGTTTATGGACATCTACGATTCCATAGACGACAAGTTGGTCAAGGACGAAGTCTTGAAGCAAATTTTTAAAAAACACCACAAGAGTGTTTCTGAAATTTTCGCGCAGGACGGTGTCTTGGTCGATGATCCGTTGCAGCCTTCTTACCAGACGGTGAACCAGCGGCCATATTTGTCAATAGACCAATACGAGGCCGCAGGTATGACCTACATGGGCACCCAGATCAACTCGCCGAATAAGCTCAATACCGTGGACATGAAGCGGTTTCCGCAAGGCCCGCAAAGCGACCCAAATTGGGTACCTGCTTCTCAGGCCACGGCTTCCGCCAAACCTTCTGCTGCAACACCAAGCAAAAAACAGCCAAGCGGCAAACCACAGGCTTCTGGCACGACCGCACAACAGCCGGCTCCTGCTCCACAACCACGGAAAGTTGTGTTGACACAGGCCCGTATGACCGATGTACCTGATCCACGAGACCCGAACAAGGGGCTGGACCCAAACAAAACCTATATGAGCGTACCCGCTCCGCAGAGCAAAACAAGCGGCGTGATCGATGCGTTTTCAGGCAGGGGCACGCCGACGGTAACTTTCGTGGCGCAAGACCGTACACACTACGGTATGACCGCACGTGCCCAGCAGCCCACTCTCGGAAAAGGGAACCCGAACGTGTCTTTCGACACGGAGAGCGGGGAAATCATGTACGCGACGCCTTACGGCAACGCTCGTCTCGGCAAGGTACCGGGTATGAAACTTGTGTCCGGCACAAAGCCAAATTTTTACTACAATGAGCAGTCCGACGACTTTTCGATGATTATTCCGGGGCGAGATGGAAGGCGTGCTGACGAAATGGCCACAGTGACAGAACTATCAGGCAGAAGCGCCACCAGAAGCACCATCGAGGAATATGTGCCCGGGGCATACGATAGGTTAAAGCGGCGCCGGCCCCTTTCGGAATCTGCCGGTACGCCATTTCAAACTTCGACCAACATCGATGTAAAGTCCAAGGTGTACAGCAGCATCCAGATGGACAACGAGACCGGAAAGTTTTACGGGTTCCACTACAATAAAAGGAAATGGGTGCAGGTGGACTCAAGTTATATAAAAGAAATTGCCCCCGGGCAATACAAAAATGTGACCGGAAAATAATGAAAAAATATCAGATCGTTGATTTGCCCGGGCTGCGGCCCATAGAGGCCGAAAAAGGCGAGGTTCTGGTCACACCAAACGCCAAAACCTACATCATAGGCGGCAAGAGCCACAAGCGTGGCGGAACTGGCGTAATTGCGCCAGAAGGATCCGTCATCCTGTCCAGACATTTGAAACTGTCAAAAGAAGTGACAGATGCCTTGATCGGCGATGAAAAAGAACTCTCGCCTGCCGATATAGGAAAAAGGTTCCCGACCGACAAGTACCTGAAAGTGATCGAGGACACCGGCACGAAATACGACGCACTGGCGAAAAGGACGGCACAGCTCATGCTGAATAAAACTATGGACAAGCAACGGCAGATCTTTGACGCGCAGGAGCTTACCAAACAGGCACGCGGCATAGCTCCGAAGAAAAAAATGCAGGACGGCGGTTTTGCCGGCGTCGATCCAAACCCTGACTATGGCGTTGGTATCGGGCAGGGTATGAACGGGCAAAATTACCCGTTTGTGAAAGGCAACCCGAACCACACGCAAGTGGCCGAAGCTCGCAGGGACAACTTTGCGCCGTCAGACGACTACACGCCGGACCAACTGCCGGACAATCCAATCGACTTTATGACGAACGGCCCGTCCGGCCTTAATGCCGGCAGGCTGTTTTACCAAGGCTGGACACCGGCGTCCCACAATACCGATTCTGTACAGATCAGATTGCCTTATGGGTCCGCGTCCAACTACGCCCAATCAAGAAACGGGCAATTGCCCCAACAGCAGGCGAGCGGTGAATTTAGGGACGTAAATTTGTACGGGTTCCCGGAGGAAGCGTCCGGCGAGCTGACCGACCCGCTTGCCCCAAGCGGAAACCTGTTTTCGACCAACCCTTTCACACCAAAGCAGGGCGGAAAACGCGACATGACCTTCTTGAGGGAACAGGACCCCATGAAGCTCTATTCCTTCGCGGAACGCGACAGACTTGGTTATACAATGGAGGACGGGCTCATTACAGTAAAAGAGCGCCCATTATCCGGCTCTGACTACTTCAAACAACAGGCCGCGATCCTCAATTCAAGACCGCTGTCCAAGTCTCAGAAAGCGGTATTGGCCAAACACCAAGACGAAATTTCCCATCTCGAAAGGTATGGAAACCCCGACGGCATAGAACTCGGGCGTGCCGTGGCCATGTACCACAGGGAAGCCGACAAAATAGAAAAGGACAGGTTTTTGACCAAGTTCATCGAGTTGCCGGACGGTACAAATGTAGAGCTTGTGAACGCTACGGACGACCAAATCTCCAAGGCGGTCAAAATTAAATACCACAACAACAGGACGGGACAAGACGACCTCGTCGATCTCCGTGACAGGCAAAACCAAGGCCCAAACCCCACGATGGTGTACCAAGCCAAGCCAAATGTGGCCCCGCTCGAACGGTTGCCATCACGGAAGCTCGGGCTTGACAGACCTCCATCTGTACCTCCGGTCACGCCCCCGGCCACGCCGCCCATAAACGACAAAGGTAAGGTAAAGCAGACCACAAACATGATGAACATCGTCAACGGTGTGCAGCTGGGCCTGCTTGCGGCTGATTTTGCCGGCGTGAGAGAGGAAGTGCCATATTACGCTTACCGACCTTCGGAGTTGGCGTACACAAGGTACAAACCTATAAACACGAAGCAGTCCGAAAGGGCGTTTAATATCCTAAAAGAGTCGCTCGATGGCTCAAACATGCCCGAAAGCCTTAAACAGGCAAGGCTATCGGCGGCACAGGCCACTATGACCGAAGGAGCAAACCAAGTTGATTTGGCAAACTACCAGAACGCGCAAGCGAACGACAACGCCAATATCAACAGGTTTTTCGACGTCAGGAACCAAGACATCCAAAGGGAGCAGCAGGTAAACAGCCTCTATTTGGACGAAGTGGAGCGCCGCAGATTAAGGGCCAACCAACAAAGACAGGTGTATCTGAACAGCGCCATGTCTATCTGGAGGGATATAGCCCAAAGCCGCAGCGACATAAACCTCGTGAACCAGTTGAGCCGCAATTACGACTATAACAATGCGACCGGGACGGTCGAGTACCAGCGCGGCTCTACGCCTCTGGTCGTACCTCCGTCCCTCGCCCAATATCAACGACAAACGTGGACGAACTGATAGTACCAACATACCAAGCCGTGACCCCGAATACGGAGTTGGTGGCCCGCGTGCTGATGCACAAACAGCAAGAGTACGACACGGTCTTCTCCAACCTGTCAAATCTACGGGACCAATCGCTTGGTATCCGCTTTTTGAACTCCAAAGAGCAGAAAAAAATCGATGCCTTCAATACCCAGCTCCAAAGCAAGCTGTCCGGTGGCGATCTTGGTGATCTGTCAGACGGTAAAGTGGCGGCAGGGTATTATTCGATGTTCGATACCCTTACCAAGGACAACAAGTTGATTTCCCGGTTCAGGGCGGACGCCAAGTACCAAGAAGAGATGCTCAGGGTCGAGCAAAAGCGTGCGTCCAAAGACCCGACCAAGGCTGGTTTCCATCCGGTAAACTACCAAAATTACATGGCCCGGCTTGACGACTACATCAACTCCGACCTCGACACCGAGGAAGGTGCGGCAGTGACCGTGTCCCCCTATGTCGATTATGTAAACTATGGGAAAGAGATTGGGGCGCTGATGAAGCAGGTACCGATCAAAAAGTTTTCCTCGTCACGGGCCGAAAACGGCTACATAATAAAAGACAATTACGAGGGCCGTGACCCGCAGGAAGTAAAGGCGGTCGTATCCGATTTTATGTCCGGTCCGGGCGCGGCACAAGCGCGTGAGGAGGCTGAGTTCGCTTTCCGAAAAGCGAAGGGGAACCCGTTTTTCCAGCAGACGGTGTACGATGACTACACCAACAACAAAATGGCGGCGCAAAAGTCATTGTCAAGCAGGTTGGCATCGCTTGATGAGGAATTAAAGCACGCGCCTGCTTCTAAGGCAGCCGAGATAGCCGGAGAAAAGGCAAGGGTAGAAAGCGAACTTTCCGAAGTAAAGGCAAGCATCATCGCACCTGACCAGTTTTTCGCAAGGGGGCAAGACGACATAATCAACGACATCACAGGGGTCTATTTGCAAGATAAAATCGCGACGTTTTCCGATGCGAACGGTGGCTATGCAAAGAGCACTACCGTTGCGCCGGACAGGACTTTTTTGGAGATGCAGAAAATGGGTATGCGCGTACAGGAGTTCAACGCGAAAATGGACCTCGAACGGGACAAGTTGGATTTCGACATGGCCAAAGAAGCCAACAAAAGCGGTAAAACCACTCGCGCCGACGCACTGGCCTCCGGTTATTCATACGTGTCCCCAAATGACCCAGACCATGTCGATCTCGGTTCTGTGTACTCATCGGTACAAGAAAGCCTCAAAAAGCTTTATTCGCAGGAGCTGGACATCTTTTCCTACGGTACGTCCCACGGAAACCAGAAATGGACCGGAGAAAATACCGGGCTTGAGTTGCTCATAAACCCCAAAGCGCTTGACGGGAACCCTTATTATGGCGGATCTCCATATCTTCGGGCGTGGAAAGTGGCTTTGGACGAACAGGCCGTCGAAAGGCCAGACCTCTATGAGATGGTCGGCAACGGTAGGCCACAGACAAACGAGGATTGGAACAGGCTAAAAGAGCTCAACAGCAAGGTTTCTTCCCGCGTGCGGCAGATAATGACCAATCCGAGGACAAAGGAAGAAGCACAGTACGCCAACCACCTTCAGGATGTCACGGCCAACAAGCAAGCCGTGGACGACTTTTTGCGTCAGGCCAATGAATCGGGCGACCCGGAGGCTTATGTCAAGGACCACCCCATGATCGCACGGTACGGGAACACGGTGTTCCAGTTCGAGGTGCCAAAAGATTTGTCAAAAGATTCCAAGGCCAGATTGGCCAATCAGATGACATTGTTCCAAGAGAGTTTTGACAAGGCTTTCAACCAACCTTATGACATTACAGGCCCAAGCAGCGTAAAGACATCTTCCGGGGCCTACAATGAGACATTTTACTCACCGGACCGGGTAAAACAACTGCAACCGGACGAGGTCAGTCAGATCAAGGTGTCCGATACCGGCAAGATCAAAGTCTATTTCAAGGAGAACGCTTTTTCCGAGTACACCGCCAAAGTTGACGGCGAAGACGCGACCGACGCCAAAAAGTCCGGTATGTTCTTTGGTGACGACAGATATGTCACGGTTTTGCGAAACGGAAAGCCCGTCAAAATCACGGCAGCCGAAATCAAGCAGAAGGGGTATCTTGAATACGATGACCCGTCCTTCAACAGGTTCAACTGGTCCAACCAACTCGGACTGGCAGCTTCGGCTAAGCCGCAGCGCAGGTTTGAAACCTCTTCCGACGGGCAACAGGTCACATTTGAAATAAGAAAAAACACCGTTACCGGAAATATCGATCTTTCCGTCAACGGCGGCAAATTTGTTCCAACGAACACTTCGGATCCAGACCTTGTTATTAAGCAGGCAAGGCAGACAATTTCCGCAAGAACTTCAGAGGAATTGCAAACACAGTTAAGGTAAATATGGAAGAAGAACTCCCAAAGCTCGACCCATTTGTCGCGCCAGATTTTTCGCTGCCGTCTTATGACAATATCTTGAAGGGGGCGCCTTCCGTGTTTTTGAGGGACGGAAACAACAAGCCGGTGCCCAGAAAGCCGACAGTGGACGAGGAGCTAAGGGGTTTTGCGGCAAGAAACACAAATCGCCCAAATACCCAGAAGGAGCTGGATAGGTATTCGTACAATGAATCGGCAGGTTTCAGAAACCCGGCAATTCCATACGACCCTAACCTCGACATGAATGAGGTGTACGCAAAATATGACCCGGTGACTTGGGCAAAGTCGTTCGAGAAAACGTGGGACACGACGGCGATCAACATGTGGAACAGCATGAAAAACCTGTCGGTAGGTATATCTGAGGGGCTGAGCAACGGCGACGTGAACAAGTTGTACGACAACACCTATGCCAAACACTTGGCGGAACTGACCGAAGCGTTGGAGCAGGACAAGCCGATGTATTTCACATCGGAAGAACAGGGCACCGCAAGCACATTCCTGAAGCAATTGTTGCCGGCCTTCGGCTACCTGGCTTCGTCGGTAATCGAAACGACGGCAACGCACGCCGCTGCGGCAGGCGTGGGCGCAGCTATCGGCGCTTCCGGCGGTGGGGTAGGCGCTGCCGCCGGAGCCGCCGCTGCCCAAGCTGGAGCTTTCATCAAGGACGCGGCAACCATATCCAACCTAATAACCAAAGTCCAAGGGGCATCGAAAGCCTTTGCCGCGATGTCAACAGCCGGAAAGATCAAATCAGCCGCCCAGCTTGCGGCAAGCGGTCTGTACATGGCGAACGGAGAAGCGGCGCTTATTGCCCAACTTGCCGGAAACCGTGCGCTTGAGGAGGCCAAGAAAGAATACTTCCAGCAAACCGGAAGGTACCTTAGCGACTTTGAACTTGAGAGCGCACAAGAACGTGCCCAAAAAGTCGCCGGTGCCACGTTCTACATGAACCTTCCGCTCATAGCTGCTTCAAATATTTTCCAGTTCACCAATCTGGTCCGGGGCAAGGCCACGCCGGCCATAACGGAAGCTCTCGCTTTTGCCATAGACCCGAAGACTGGAAAGGCCGTCGCAAAGAATGCGCTGTTGGCAGCAGGCAAGCAGTACCTGAAGGAATCCGCTTCCGAAGGGTTGGAAGAGTTTGGGCAAGCCGTGATAGAGGACTACGCGGTCGATTATTACAAAAACCGCAGACAGCTGGGCAGCAAGATTCAAACGTTCTCAGAGGCGCTTGTAAAGAACGCGACAGGCGGGGGCTTGCAGGACTTTCTCGGAGGTGCGATCGTTGGTGGCGTGTCCAATGTGGGCACGTTCGCGAAAGTGTCCAAGGTGGCCAGTCAAACCAAGCAATTTGTCGACCACTACAATTCCTCGACCGGAAGGTATTTCGACTACGTAGGAAACCTGATGCGCCTTGACGAAGGACTAAGGCAAGCGGTCATGTCCGGCGATTCAAGCCGGGGAGAAGACTTGTTTTCTGATGCGTTGGCCACGATGGTCTCGCACCATGCCAAGATGGGCTCCACCGAAGCTTTTGGCAACAGTTTGTCAGCCCTTTCCGAAATGGAAAACGCCGAGTTTAACAAGCTGTTTGGGCTGAACATGACAGCCAGTGAACAGCAAGTTCTGTCCGCGACGCTAAAAGACCAGTACTCCACGTTTGCCGAAACAAGGAAGCAAATCGACGAGGCATTTAAAGTCAACCCTTATGCGAACGACAACTGGTTCAAAAAAAGGTTGAGCAAGAATAGGGGCACGACCCCGCAGGAGCTAAAGGCTCAACAAGCGTGGGACGTTATGAAGGACAGCCTATTCCGGGACATGGTAAGCCGTGAATCGCTGTCCGAGCAGATCAAGGACGCCAGAGAGAATCTAATTGTAGATTCGGTGCGGCTCTACGATGTTGTGGCTGACGAAGCCCTTGACCTAAACGGCGATGTGTATAACCCAAAACGAGTGCTTGCCGATAGGGTGTCGCGGTACTTCGCCCCGGACAATTTTACCGAAAGCACCAACCCGGAATCGATGTTCAACACGCTTGCCGCAGATGTAAAGAGCGGCAATGAAGCTTTTGGGGGCGGTTTTGAGGCCCTGAACCAGATTATAGAGGACTTGAACGCCACCGACATGACAGGTATGCAGAAAATGTACACGTTGATGGGCAAGGTTTTTGGTGGGATAGAAGCCGGAGACAGGTATATCGAACAGTTCAAGCGCACCCAGCAACTTGTACAAAGGGCAGAACTTTTATCCGAGCGGATAAGCGGCGTGTATGGAAAAGGCTTGAAAAAGCGGATGGCGTTCATAATGGACGCGATGGACACCTACGGCGCCGAGGAAACGAACGCGGCACCTTCACCAGCTCCCTCACCCGGCGGACCCACGGTTTCGCCGGTTGCAGTACCTGCGGAAACGACGGTTGAGCCGCCTGCTGCACCCCCGCCTGTGGTGCGGACCGAAGTCTCTCCGCCACCAAGACCAGTCCCGGCGCCCGAGAGGACGGTGCCCGAACCAACTCCCGAACCCACGCCCGAACCTGCTCAGGAGGACGAACCGGACGAGTTTTCATTGTCGCCCGACGATTTTATCGCCGAGCAAGAGGACATCGAGCAAGCCGAAAGGCAGCGCACGGTAGTAGAAGAACGCGAAGTGGTGCCGATTGCCCCTTTGGCCCAAATAACCATAGGGGAAGCCCCCACACAACCGCAACAAATCTTTGTCGACCCTGAAACAGACAAGGATGTACAAGTGAACGAGGCTGGCTTGAGAAAGATGTTTGAGGATATGAAGGACGGGGATACGTTCGTCCCGGCCCAACATAACGTGCTCTTGTTGTACGGTTCAAAAAAAGTTGAATCCGTCACAAAAAAAAGTGGAAAATTTCTTGCAAATATAGAAGGAATAGACGTACCTTTGCGGGGGAATCCGATGGACCAAATGACAGTGGCCCCGGCTCCCACCGATTTGGAGGTTTTTATAGATCGGACCAATCTGTCAGGGTCAGATCTGGAGCTCTTCAGACGGTTTATAGATAACAAAATAATTATCCTTCAATGTTAGAAAAATCTGCCCTCACGGGAGACACAATGGTCCTGACCGAAAACGGTTGGATGACCGCAAGCGCACTCTACCGAAAACACCCAAACGGCCCCCGCGTCGTTACCGCCAAATTCACAAAAGCCGGCAACTACCACCGTTCGCTCGAAAACCTGACCAGCGCGTCAAAACTCGAAACCAAGACGGTACGGCTGTACCATGCAAGGTCCAAACGCCCCGTCTTGGGCTCTGATCTCAACCCTGCCGTGTACGGGCTCTCCGCTTATAGGCTGCTCCCGATTGATATGGGCAGCGAGCTTGACAAAGCGCTACAAACGGGAGGGTTCAAAGCGGTAACATTGGACGCACCACGGACTTATTACGCTTTTGAGCTCCCCGGCAATGTGCTGATCGTCGCACAGAAAACAAAGCCGACCTACAAGAAAATCGTCGTAGATTTTGACGATGAGGGCGACGAATGTGACACGGCGTTGGTTGTTATCGACGAAACATTTAGCCCCGACGCGATCGAAGAGCACGCGTCTGCGGTAAACGGGCATGATAGCGAATCTTACATCCTTGAGGGCCCAAACGGCGTTGTAAAGCATACCGATCCCACGGACTTGTGCGGCATCCGAGAAGACTCCGACTATGCGATGGACTTCATTTCCAAACTGTCCGACGACAGGGCCTCTATGGCAGGATCGATGGCCGAAGCTTCGTTGATAGGCGAAATCGAAGACCGACCTTACTTGCGGGAGGAAAAAGAACTTTTGGACGACGAAAAAATCAATGGGCAGGACTATTTGTACGCCCATATAAAATGTAAATGAAAATGGCCAACTGCGTCATACGAATAACTTCACCCGATCTGCGCAGACTTGTCGAAACAGATACCTTCGACTCGTTCCAAAAACTGAAATCCGCCGTAATAGGACCGGATTTTCTTGTGAACGGGCGTACCGGGACCTTGCTGTCCATGCGCGTAATCGGAGGGGCCATCGTGTTCACGTCGTCGGTCGACGGCGTCACCAACACAAACACGCCAATATCCGCCGTGTCCCGTGTACCGTCCGAGGTCTCTCTGCCTGAACTGCCGGCAGAAGCCCCTGTTACCACGGAAACGCTTGAGGAAATCACGGCGACAGAGGCAGAAGCCAACGCAGAACCGGTGACGCCGACCGAAACTATGGTCGAAGCGCCGCAGGAAGTTCCGCAGCAGGTCGAAGAAAAGCAGGATGCCCCAAAACCCGGATTGAAGAGTGTTTCGCCAAGGTTCAACCCGGACGAATCTAAGGTGGCTTGGAAAGGTTTCGAGGCCACGACCGGGCAGGACGTTCTGGACGAAGACAACGGCGTCCTGAACTCCGATGTGGTGGCCCTTGACAGGACGAAGGCCAAGAACGAGCTCTTTGTGAACGGATCGAGGTACGAAGTTTTTATAGTTGACGCAACACCGGAGTTCAGGGGACACGAAGGCTTGGGAGAAGGGCTTGTGATCGTAGAAAAAGGCAGCGTCGGAAAGTTCCCGACAAACAAAGAATTGGCTGACGCCACCATGTACCCTTTGCTGCCGTTGCAGGGTTTGTCCCCAACGGACACTTCCGGCGCAGATGACACTTTTTTCAGCCGCAACCACGAAGAAAGGTTGACGATAGCAGAGCAAAAACTTGGGTTGACCAGAAAGCAGGCAGAGAAATTCTACCGGGACGGCCAAACCAAAATGAAGGCCGCAAGAAAAAAAGCCAAAAAGGGGCCGGTAAGAGTAGGCGTCAAATCGGTAAGTCCGGGTTCCCGGCGCATGTCGGAAAAAAGGACCATATCGCTTGGTCCGAACACCACGATACGAAAAGTTTTGGTCGGTGGTACGGCAAAGGTTTATGCGGATGTGGCCCCGAGCATGGAGCGCTTTCAGATCGAGGTAGTAAAAATTCTGGATGTGGTGCCGCAGTCCAAAATGGAGGGCATGGTCATTTCCGTGCTCGAAGGCAAGCCGAGGTTGGACACCGAACAGTTTTTCGCGGCTCTTTTTCCGTCCCAGAAAAAACAAGGGACGTTGAACTACGACCCGGTAAAGAAGAGGCTGTTCTTTGGTTCACAGCCGATCACATCGGTAACGATGTTTTTTGACGCGCTGAACTTGGCTCCGTACCCAAAGATCCATGACAAACTCAAAAACGAGTCCCAGCAGAACCAGTATCCGATCTTTGCGGCAGACAGGAACTATGTGGGATCGGCCCAAGACTTCCTCCGGGAGTTCACGGCTTACGCTGAAAAGTGGACCTTGGAAGACGGGACTTCGACGGACTTGACCGCAAATATCGTGGTCTATCTGGACCTTGACGCCAAAACAGAGACGGCATCCGCCACGCTGCCAAGGCCGTCCACGATAAGCAAACTGATCGGAATTGTGTCTATGGGTTTGGACGCCAAGAAGTACGCCATGTTACTGGAGGGGCAGGACGAAGACGCGGTAAAGGCAAGGGCCTTGTACCCCGGCCTGTTCACAGATGCCTTTAGGCGCACCATTCTCTACAAAAGATTGCTTGGCGGGGTGGAGGTCAGGATCACCGAACCTATGGTGCCGATATTGGCCGGTCCGGCGTATTTCAAGAACCCAAAGGACTTCGAGGACTATCTCGATATGCTGCCCAAGAGTTATCGTGCCGAAATAAAAAGTGCCTATGACAGTTTCAGGCGGGCCACCACGACGCCAAAGATGTCCAAAGATGAGCGTAACTTGGCAATGGTAGCAGCCATGAACAAAGCCGTCGGACTTTTCGAGGCCAAACTGCTGCTTGGCGAGGAAGTGTTCGGGCACCAGATGACCGCATACTGGCCCTCCGAAAACCTGTCGATCAAGAAAACGACCAACGAGGAGGAGGCAAAGATAGGCAGGCTGCACGCGCTGAATATTATGATCGGCACGGGCAAGATAGATCAGGAGTCGGCAGTGGCCATGACCGAAGGCCGTATAGATTGGCCGGACAGGTTGACCATCTATTCCGATGGGCAAACAAGGGATGTCGCGGTCGTGAAAGAAGAGCCGGAACTGCTTGGTTTCGACATTGACAACGCGATGAGCATCGTAGTTGTGGAACAAGACCAAAGCGACAGGCTCGAAAAGATCGTAGCAAATCTCGACAGCACGGCCAAGGACCCTGTTACGGGCCCACTCAGCGGCCCCGCAAAAGTTGTCGGGGCGAAGCTTGCCGCTGCTATGGCCAAGAAATTCCAATACGAAATGTTCAGTGCCGACGAACTGGAGAAGATACGGGCGAAGGCTCTGGAGGGTAAGTTCAAATCCAAACTTCCGATCGGGCAAGATTCCGCTGCACTGATTAAGGAAGGCAAAAAATCGCTGACGCTAAGGCAACCAAGGATGGGGGACCAGTCTGGGTTATTCGAGGTGGACGGCGTATTTTTTGAAGCGGAGTTCATGGGAGAGCTCACATTTTCGGAAGCAGGAGAAAGGTTCGGGATGACACTCGACTCCATAATCCAAGATCTCACAGGGGACCCGAACGCAAACATAGAGAACATTAAGGAAGAGTCGGTAACGGCATGGATAAACGGATCTGACACGAAAGCCGTGTACAGGTTCCACAAGCTTGCCAACGATTCTTCCAACAAAATTCAGGAAACCGATATTTCCTGCAAACTTTAATTCACATGCGCGATCAATTCACGACAGAAAAGGAGTACGAGGCCGTACCAGATGCACCAAACTTATGGTTCTACGTCGACCCCACGCACTGGGGTATTCCAAAACCGAATTTCACCACGTTCGTGAGGGACGGTACAATGCACCTAATACCAGAAAACGACATGATGGCCCACTCCATCGATCAGAATTGTCGATGTACGCATTGTATGCAAGGGCATAATAAGCCTGACCCTCCCGGGCTTCCCGGCTATCTCGAAGTCATAGCCGATTTATTGAACAATCGCCCAATAAACAGTCATTTCCTGTCTGCGGCCTCTCTCGAAGACGACGAAGACGGTGAATACGATGAAGAAGACGACGATGATTTGCTGGACGGTGAAGACGAGGTAGAGGAGGTCCTAAACGACCTTCCTTACAACATCCTCAAGGAGAACCTGTACGGCGATGGGAAGTTCTTGGAAGACTACATCAAGATCCGTGACAGCGTTCCGCTTAAAGTCGTCATTCACCATTTTTTCGACCAGCGCCCATTGCTGAGCGTGATGTGCCAAGTCTCCAAGCCAAAGGCGATGGAGTTGGCCAATGTTGCAAGAATGAACCTGTACAAGTACCATACTCATGGCGACATCTCCGCAGAGATGTACCGAAATATCCTTATGAAAATCGAAGGTATTATTCAAAACAGATTTCATCTTAACTGAAAATGACATACCCAGAATACGTAGAATCGCATATAGCCGGGGTAAGGGAAAAATGCCTAAAGTTGGCAGAAGACTTGTACCGGCGCGGTATGGAACACGACAACTCAAAGCGCGACCCGGAGGAATTTCTCCCGATGTTGGAACACTTTGACAAGTTGCGCAAAACGAAATACGGCAGCGAAGAATACAGCACCATACGAGCATTGATCCAACCCGCCGTGGATTTGCACTACT